ACTACCACTTCCCGTAGCACCGCCAAGCACACGAATCTGTATGGCTACACCGCTTGCTGGTGCCGTCGTAAACACCACACTCGTACCCGAAATCGTATAGTCCGTTGTTGGAACCTGCGTAATACCGTTCTCTATCGCCAGTATATTATTAACCGTCAACCCGGTTACCGTCGTATCAAACGATGTCGTTGATCCATCCCCGGTGAACGTATATGTCGCATACGCAGGCCCGCCACCACCGCCCGTGGACGATGTGCCAGCCACAAACCATTTCTGATTCCCGCTGACCGTTACAGACTTACCAGAAGCAATCGTAATCGGCCCAACGCTGATCCCGTTGGTACCACTGCCAATGGTGTAACTCTCATTAACTGTCGTCTGGTTGACAACAATAGCACCACCTGCACCGCCGTATATAGACCTACCCGCCGGATAAGTAACGAAAACATCCTGCGTCCCGCTACTAAAGTTAATCCGGCTTGTTGTTCCAGCAGAATTGGCTAAGACCGTATCTCGTGAGAGTGTATTGACATTTGGTGAACCCGATACCGTCGCAACACCAACCTCCCAGTTACTTCCAGACTGATCGGCTATCGTGTAATAGGTCGTATTCCCATTGCCGATAGCGTTAAAGTTCTGAAAGCCAGTCGTGGCTGTCGTGCCTATCGTAATGCTCTGGGTAGACCCCGGAGCAGAGGCAGTAACCTTGACTCGGTCTGCAACAACAAAGGCCATGTTAGGTCGTCGCCAAACGCAAGAGTGCTGTGCTGGTGGTGTTCGATGGCATCGTCAGCGTAAACGTCCCTGCGGTAATGGTCTGCGAACCAAACGTATGCACACTCACCGCTTTGTTTGACTGCGTGCTGTTATAAATCAAAACACAATCAAAAGCAGTGGTCAGCGTTACATTCGTGTAGGTAATGGATGCCGATGGCGTCCAGTACGCAGTACCTGCCGTTGCCGAGGCGTTTGTCGAAGCAGGTGCCGTTGCATTTGTTACCGTTACACCGCCAGCGGTATAGTTTGTACCCGATACTTCGTTGGTAGAACTATAGGCTGTGGTGCTTGCGTTAACCGTTGCCGTCGTTAGATACAAGGCTGCTTTAAACGTATCTGCCGTCGATGCGCCACGAGTAGGCGCTGTACCAAAGTTATGAGTCGCCGTCATCAGCTCGCTCATAAACGAAGTACACATGGATTGCGTGTTTGCCAATTTAATACTCCTTACTATTTAACCAAGAGCTGCTGTTGCCGGGAAAACAAAAACAGGCTTTTTAAGATGCACATGCGCTGATCGGTGGACCATCTCGCCTTCGTGCCAGTATTCCACCCATGTCGTGTGTTCATGGTCATTATCAATACTCCCTTCTCTCTTTTCAAGTAGGGATTCGTCCATGTCACCTTTGGTGGTAAAAACAGTTGCCATCTGTGCCTCAATTGATTCGAATGATTGCTGAAGTCAAATTTACAGGGGGAAATGTAACGTTTAGGTTCTGGCCAAGAGCGGATATGTCATCGCCAAAATCCAAAACGCAAACAGCTTTATTCGACTTACTGCTGTTGTAAATCAACGCCCCACGGCAAGTCAACGTGACGCCCGTAAAAACTGCTGGTGAAACAAAACTCAAATAAGCAATAACACCGCTGGTGGCCACGCCCACGTTTGTGAGCGCAATACCTCCTGCCGAATAACCCGTGCCACTAGCTTCGCCTGTTGTTGTGTAAACGGTGGTCGTGGCTCCAAGCGTCGCAGCGCTGGTGTAAAGCGCAAGCTTGAACGCATCACCGCCCACGGCGGAAAAGTTATGCACGCCTTGAGCAAGTTCTTGCTTAAAGCTTGTGCAGGGGGTCTGTACGATTGCCATTAGCTTGTCACCGGTACCCTGGCTTGGCCAGAACGATAAGCATCCTGGCGCTCCTTGCCATCGCCGAGTTGTTTAAGCAGCGCCATCGCTTCAGCGTATTTCGCCTCAACGTTGGCCACGAGGTCTTGTTCGCCCTTATTCAAGAGATATGCCTCGCGGAGTGAACCGTAGAGCAGCACCGAATCAAAGTTATCGCCGAGCCAGGACTGTCCTGCGGTCACGATCGATTCAGGGTAGTAAAAATAATGAAGCTCAATGGTGTAAGCCGCATCGGGCGTCGGACCCAGGATAAAAGTCAACTCTCTGGGGAGGCTGTAGTCGGGACCAAAGATGGCGTAGTACTTAGGCAACCCCGTTGTAGAGGGGGACGGGTAGACCTGTCGAATGTAGTTGACATCCTTATTGAGCAGGTACTCATACTCGCCGTTGGCCTTGACAGCCGCCATGCTGTAAACCGACAAGAAATCAGACGGGCACTGGAGGTACTTGTTACTAGACGTGGTTGTCCCAGTAACGTTGCGGCGCAGCGAAGGAATCTGGACGCTGTTATAAATGCGCTGCTCGGCCTGCTTGATGAAATTGTTGACGATCGCCGTGGTAAACGTCGTCTCCATGTAATTCTGAATCTGGGTTACAAGCTCGGAATAGGTCATGACAGGCTCACCGTAACATTGCCTAATTCAACATCCAGCATGATAGCCTGTGCGGGCGTTTCTGGCACCATGCCAACCGAGGCAAAAAACGAATTGCCTGGGGCTCCCAGGTAAACCGTTACAGGCTCAATAATATCGGGCCTTGGTTCGTAGATGGCAACCGCATCACCTACCGTACGAATCGGCTCAAGCTGTGGATGCTTGGGCTCGTAGCACTCGGGGCAAACCTTAAACCCCGTCCACTCCTTGCGAAGCACAAGGTACTGGTAGCGCTGGCCGCATCGGTCACACAGCGCTAGGGAGTATTTGCCAGAGGCATAGCCGCCCATGATCAGTAACTCTGCACATCCGGCGTCAAAAACACACTGGCACGATCACGGTCCTCGGCAGCAGCGCGGAAGAACTCCTCTTCGTAGAAATTCTTCAGCGTGCCGATGCGCTCAGGCGCACGCTTAATCGCGATGTAGTAGGCAAGCCCCGCAATGAGGGCAGGCAGGAAACGGAAAGAGATATCCGCTGTGTTGGTTGCCGCACCAACATCCTGTATACGACGGATGCCGTAGTACCTAAAGGTGTAGACCTGTGATGTGTCGGGAGCTGGATAGATAAAAAGCTCGGCAGGTACCGTGCGCTGCACATAAAACTGTGCGGGAGTTCCCGTTTGCAGTTTATTAGGCAGATGCAGGTACTCGTTCTGGCTGATCCGATCGAGCGTAATGTCTTGCTGATTGGTGCCAGATCCCGTGCGTAAAACAGCAGACAAGACGTCCACCGTGTCGCTGGGTAGTGAATACTGCGGGTCGCCCGGATCTAAAACCTGCTGTCGCTGCTCAATCGTCCAAAGATTTAGCCCTCGGTTGGCCCATTCGGCAAACATCAAGTTCAGGGAACGACTCGCCGTGCGAATATCGTACCCTGTGCGCACCTCCAGACCGCATCGCTCGAAGGCTTCTTCGATGATGTCGTCAAACTGGAGGTTGAATGTCGCTGTGCCGGAGGTCGCCATCGTTTAGTCGCAAGCTGCTCCGCCCATGCGCATCTTCTTCACGCCTTTCATGGCCATGCGCTTGTGCTGGTTGACCGCGCCACCGTTTTTCATCATCACGGGACCGGTCTTGTCACTGGTTTTAGAGATCATTTTGTTCCGGGGGCCGCTCTCTACAGCGCCACCGCCGCGCGTTGCGCAGCCCATTCCACGTCCAGCCATGATTACTTCCCCTTCTTCATTTTGGTGGCCATACCGCCCTTCTTCATGCCATGCTTGGCCCCAGGCATCATGCTGCCATCAGGCATTTTGTGCATAGCACGACCCTTTGTGTCGGCTGTCTTGCGCTTCATGGCACGGCCTTCTTTATCAGCCATGCCCCCTTTTGCGTAACCTTTCATCATGATCAATCCCCTTGTCGGTTAACGAAACTGCGCGGTTTTTGCCGCGATTGCCTTAGGTTGCTTTACAAACTGCTTACCTGCCTTCTTCCCCGCGCGTTTCGCCCGCGTGGTTGCTGCATATTCTGCCGGAGTCAGCGATTTAATGGCAGCTTCAGGAAGATAGCGCTCACCCGTCTTGCTTGATGGCTTGCCGCTCTTAGTGCGCCATTTTTGGTCGCCCCATTCCTTTAGCGATCGCTGCGGCGCTTTCAATTCTTGTACCCTCCGCCCGCTTCTTTATACTTTTTAGCGACTAATTGTGCCTTCCTCGCGGACCACTGCCCTGCGCCTGTGCCATGTGTCGCAGCAGCCTTGACCTGGGCCACGATCTTTTTGCGAAGACTAGGCTTGGTGTAATTACCAGCAGCATTAACCTTCGACTTAGTAGCCATCGCTATCTTCCTTTTTCCGCGAGGGCATCAATTTTTGCTTCAAGCCGTTCGAAGCCTGAATCAAACCGTTCCATAATTCTTTCAAGGTCCGCACGAACCTCTGCACGAGTGATGTGATCACGAGCGATTTCCTCCCTCGTTCTATTAAGCAGAATTTGAATGCGCTTCTGCTCGTCGTGGTTCATTTTAATCATGAACATCACCAAAGCCACAAAGAAAGACGTGACTAGATTCCAAACGATAACACCG